AAGAATATGATTTGGTAGAACTTTCTATCGTAGATTCACCGGCAAACGAACTCTGCAACATTCTTTCTATTCAAAAGGTTAATGGCAAGACAATGTTTAAAGGTATTGCAGCAGATGTTCAAACAGAAAATATTTTTTATTGCGAAGACAGCGATTCAGTTTTCGTTTCAACAGAAAAAACTTATGACTCCCCAATCACTGGAAAGCCAGCAACATTAATAGGTTGGGTTGAGCAAGCAGACACAAACAAAGCGAAAGAAATAGATAAGATTCTTGATTCATTTAAGAAGTCAAGAAAACCGTTGCCTGCAAATCAGGCTAACGCAAAAGGAGGTATAAACGTGTCAGATACAAACATTGAAAAAGCTGTACAGGACCTATCAGGTGCTGCAGCAGCCGTTGTAGAAACACCAGTTGTCGAAGCTCCAGTAGCAGAGGCACCAGTTTCAGAAGAAGTTTCTGTTGAAGAAACACCAGCTGTTGAAGAAGCAGTGACTGAAGATACTCCTGTAGATGTTATTGAAAAAGCAGCCGATGTTTCAGAAGTTGAAACAATTGAACCTGATTTTGCAAAAGCTCTTGTAGATCTTAAGGGATTCTTTTCAGAAACCCTTACAAAGGCTACAGAATCAAATGCACAGCAGGTATCAGCAATCAAAGAAACGGTTGAGACTTTTAGCAAGAGCGTTGAAGGAAAAATTTCAGAGCTAACAACACAACACGAAGCGCTAAGCAAGGCGGTAGCAGATATCCGCTCAACAATTAATAGCGTTGAAAAGCGTGTAGACGCAGTAGAATCAGATACTGCAATTAAGAAGTCCTTAGACCTTGGCGGGTCTCAGGAAGTAACAATCAAAAAATCAAAATGGAACGGTTCTTTCCTCGGTTCCGTTGATGAAATTTTTAACTAATAAAGGTAGGTGAAAAAATAAATGAGTAATGAAACATTAGAAAAAGCTATCGCAGCAGGAGCTGTAGATACAGGTGATTTCTCTGGTTCCCTTTCAGGTTCTGGAATTCACGTAGGTGCTTCTTCAAAGGGTGGTTTACTAAACCCTGAGCAGTCAGCACGTTTTCTAGACTACATGTTCGATGCTACAGTCATCGGCAAGGTAGCACGTACCGTCCGTATGAAGGCTGATACTACAGAAATCGACCGCATCGGAGTTGGTGAGAGACTTATGACTGTTGCTTCCGAAGCTCAGGATACAGGCTCTAACGCAGCTGTGACTTTCTCAAAGATTAATCTTACAACTCGTAAGCTTCGTCTAGATTGGGAAATCTCAACTGAGTCTCTAGAAGACAATATTGAAGGTGCAGATCTTGAAGATCACATTGCACGTTTGATGGCAACACAGGCAGGTAATGACATTGAAGATGTCGTACTTAACGGTGACACCGCTGCATCAGGTTTGATGTCAGCATTTGATGGTGTTGTAAAGAGAGCAAAGGCTAACGGTCACGTTGTCGATGCAGAAGGTGCAGCAGTATCTCGTGAAGTATTTAATAAGGCGCTTAAGGCACTTCCTCGTAAGTACAAGCAGCGTCGTACAGATCTTCGTTTCCTTTCAGGTTCAAACCTGATTCAGGATTATCTATACAGCACATCTAATTCAACAAACTTTGCTAACCCACAGGATATCGCTTCAAGCATCATCCGTGGCGAAACAGCAGGTTTGGGTGGACCAGCAGGCTTCGTATCACCATTCGCATTCGGTATTCCAATCGTAGAAGTTCCACTTCTACCTGAAACACAGGACGGCGATTATGACGATGCAACAGGTTCACACGGTGACATCCACTTGACATTCCCAAATAACGTTGTTATTGGTATCAAGCGTGATGTAACTGTATACCGTTTCTTCTGGCCTCGTAAGGACAGCATTGAGTACACTATGTATACTCGTGTTGGTACACAGATCGAGCAAGCAGATGCATGGGTAGTTGTTAAGAACGTTAAGGTAGCTTCTTAATTAATTTAAGAGTATCCCGCAAATAGATTTGTCCCCCCGATTAATTTCGGGG